GACTTTTTGTTGCCTTTGACATATACTCCAATATTGGAGGACTTTAACTTATGAAACAATTAGAAGAACTATTAGAAATGTGGAGAAAGGATTCGGACATTGATAGAACCGAACCTGGTAAAGAACTCACAAACATACCAAAACTTCACAGTAAATACATCAACATATTATCCAGACATCGTTTACTGGCCAAAGAAACAGAATTTAAATTAAATAAAATTCGCAGATTAAAATGGGAATATTATACCGGTAAATTAGATGATGATGAGTTAAAGAAATATGGTTGGGAACCATTTCCTTATGTTCTCAAAGCTGAACTCAACACATATTTGGATAGTGATGATGATATCAATAAACAAAAAGCGGCATTGACACTACACAATGAAATTGTAGAAGTGTGTCAAGCAATTATCAAAGAACTAAACAATCGAACATGGGAACTTAGGTCATTTATTGATTGGGAGAAATTCATTCAAGGTGTATAATGGCTGATATCATTCTACATAAACAAAACGAATCTTATATTCAATTAGAATGTGAAAGACATTTTGCTCAAGAAATGTCGGATTATTTTACATTCTTTGTGCCTGGTTATCAATTCACTCCAGCCTATAAAATGCGAGCATGGGACGGAAAGATAAGATTATTAGACTTAAGAAACTTTACCATATATCACGGTCTTGTAGCTTACATACAAAAGTTTTGTGAAGAAAGAAATTACAAACTTGAAATAGATAAAGAAGTCAATTCAACAGAGAACTTTTCGGTGCATGAAGCTAAAGAATTTATTGAATCTTTAAATTTACCTTACGAGGTCCGTGACTACCAACTCAAGTCTTTTATCACAGGAATTCGCAATAAAAGGGTTCTCCTACTGTCTCCAACTGCATCTGGTAAGTCTTTGATACTATACTTGATAGTGAGATATCTCCAAAGCTCTGACTATAAGAAAGGACTGATGATTGTGCCAACCACTTCATTGGTTGAACAAATGTTTAGTGATTTTAAGTCATACGGTTATGATTCAGACAAATATTGCCATAGACAATACTCTGGCAAAGAAAAACATACAAACAGTTTTATCACTATTACAACCTGGCAATCTGTTTATAAAAATCCTCCAGAATATTTTGAACAGTTTGATTTTGTTTTAGGTGACGAAGCTCACCAATTTAAAGCTAGGTCTTTAACAACAATCATGTCAGGTTGTGCTAGTGCTAAATATAGAATAGGAACAACAGGTACTTTAGACGGCACACAAACACATCGTTTAGTATTAGAAGGTTTATTTGGTCCTGTTTATCGTGCAACAACAACATCTGAATTGATTGAACAAAAACATTTGGCAGATTTTAAAATCAAATGTTTAGTATTAAAATATCCAGAATCGGTTTGCAAACAAGCTAAAGAGTGGGATTATAATACTGAAATAGATTATATTGTTCAGAACAAAGCACGAAATGAATTTATAAGAAACTTAGCCTTGTCATTAAATGGAAACTCTCTTATACTTTTTCAGTTTGTTGAAAAACATGGAAAAGATTTATATGAAGTTATTAAGGAGAAGGCGAAAAAAAGAAAAACATTTTTTGTTTTTGGTGGAACAGATACAGAATCTCGTGAAGCTGTTCGGTCAATTACTGAACGAGAAAAAGATGCTATTATTGTAGCATCGTATGGTACTTTTTCTACGGGTATAAATATAAGGAACTTACACAACATTATCTTTGCCTCGCCAAGTAAGTCTCGTATTCGTAATCTTCAATCAATTGGCCGAGGTTTAAGAGTGGGAGATAATAAAGAAGTAGCGACTTTATTTGATATCGCTGATGATTTTAGAGTTGGTAAATTTACTAATTACACACTAAAACATTTTATTGAAAGAATGAAAATATATGATGAAGAAAAGTTCAAATACAAGTTCTACAACATCGAACTCAAAAATGGATGAAACACCTAATATAAAAGTTGTTAGACTTCAATCAGGCGAAGATGTTATTGCTGACATTTTGTCCGATAACGACAACACAATTTTACACAACCCAATGGTTGTTTTACTTAAGCGTTCAGGTAAAGGCTCGGTAATGATGATGGTGCCATGGTTGCCAGTTGAACTTATATCTGATAATATAGCCACAGTAAACAATTCAGAAATAGTTACATATACAAATCCAAAAGATAGTCTTGTTGAATATTATTTAAACATGGTCCATGAAATTGGTAAAGAAATTCAATATAGTGATGAAATGATAAAACAACAAAACAAAGCTTATAAAGGCAATTTAGATTCTGAAACTTATGTTGATGATTATGATGAAGACATCTCAACAATGGATGAACTACTTGATAAATTTAATATACCAAAAGATAAAAAAAGGATACATTAGTGGTGGTTGACTATAATATGGAAAACTTGAAGATGGTATCAAATTTAGTATTACAGAATTTAACTCCTGATTTATTACCTAAAAAATGGGTAGAACGCAACAGCACCAATCCAATGTTTGGTCACTGTCATACAGCTTCTGCCTGCTTACAAAAAGTCTTTGGAACAAAACAATTAAAACTACATCGAGCTTTAGATGATGAAGGCCTCTGGCACTGGTGGTGTGTTGACAATGAGAACCGTATTATTGATTTAACATCTGAACAGTATACTTCTCAGAATAGGCAACCTCCTTGGGGTGAAGGACAGAAAGCGACAATGTTAGGTTTTGATTATAGAAAACGAGTATTAACCCTCCTTGGAAGGATCCAACCTCATCTGGCGACACAAGGATTATAACGATAAAAAACAAATTTGTCAAGGCCTAAACTAGGCAAACATGAAAGAAGGTATATTATGGCAAAAGAAAAACACTATGTTAATAATGGGGATTTTTTAAAAGCATTAATTGAATATAAAAGTAAATGTGAAGAAGCTGATAAAAAGAAAAAACTTCAACCACAGGTTCCAAATTATGTTGGTGAATGTTTTCTAAAAATCGCAGAGCATTTATCTCGCAAACCAAACTTTGCATCATATTCATTTAGAGATGAAATGATTGCTGATGGTATTGAAAACTGTATGATGTATTTCCGTAATTTCAATCCAGATAAATCTAAAAATCCATTCGCTTACTTTACACAAATTATTTACTATGCTTTTCTTCGTAGAATTACACGAGAGAAAAAACAACTGTATGTAAAATATAAAGCTACAGAACAAATTGGTATTTTAGATGAATTTGAATTACTTGAAGATGCTGATGGTAATACAAGACAGTTTGAATTGTATGATAATATTTCCGAGTTTATTCAAAACTTTGAAGAGAGTAAGAAAAAGAAAAAAGAAGCAAAGGTAAAAGGAGTTGATAAGTTTGTCGATAAATAAAAAATTGCCTCTCTTATTGTTGTTTTGTGTTATGATTAGTTCATGTGCAGGATTTTTTGATACGTGTGATACTAAAGATCCAAACTATTCAACAAAATGTAATGACATACCCGTTTATAAAGGAGAATTTTAGTGATAGCAAACCATCTTGAATCTTTAAAAACAAAACACCGTGAATTAGATGAGCAGATTAAAAAAGGACATACAAACTACTTATCAGATACAAGCTTAACTAAAATGAAATTACAAAAACTTCAACTTAAAGACCAAATAGAAAAACTAACAAAACAATTATAATATGAAATTATGTATTCTTGGTGATACGCATTTTGGTATGCGTGGTGATAGTATTATTTTCCATAACTATATAAAAAAGTTTTATGAAGAAATATTTTTTCCATATCTTAAAGAAAACAACATTACTCAAATATTTCAAATGGGTGATTTGTTTGATAGGCGGAAGTTTATTAACTTTAATAGCCTTTATGAGTGTCGCAAATATTTTTTTGACAAGGTAACAGAAAACAATATAACATTTTATTCAATGCTAGGTAACCATGATATTACCTATCGCAATACCCTCCGAGTTAATTCATCACAATTATTGCTTAATGAATATAAAGATTTCACCATCTATGATAAATTCACAACCGTAGATTTTGATGGAGTTTCAATTGATGTTGTTCCTTGGTTATGCGCCGAAAATGAAGATGAAATTATACAACAAATAAAAGATAGTCGGTCACAAATTTGTTTTGGTCATTTTGAAATACAAGGCTTTGAAATGGACAAAGGCAATGTTTGTCAAACAGGTATTGACAAAAGTATTCTAAGCAAGTATGATATCGTATTGTCTGGCCACTTTCATCACAAGTCTGATGATGGTCAGATATATTATGTTGGCACACCAACACAAATGACATGGGCTGATTATAAAGACCAAAGAGGTTTTCATATCTTTGATACTGAAACAAGAGAATTAGAGTTTATAAAAAACCCTTATGAGATTTTTCATAAAATAAATTATGATGACAACGGCAAGTCACTTGAGGATTTCCAAAAGATAGACTTTGACCAATACAAAGACAACTATGTAAAAGTGGTTGTATTAAACAAACAGAATCCATTTTTATTTGATTATCTTACTGATAATTTATATAAGATTGGGGCAGCTGACATAGCGATTGTTGAAGATTATAATGATGATATTATTGTAAACGATAGTGATATTATAGACCAAGCAGAAGATACAATGACTATATTATCCAAATATATTGATGGACTAACTCTCAATGTAGAACCCGATAGATTGAAATCTGTTTTACGAGAATTATATGTTGAAGCATTACATACGGAAGAAACTGATTGATAATATTTCGCAAAGTCCGTTGGAAGAACTTACTTTCAACAGGCAACCATTTTTCAGAGATTGATTTAGATAAGACCGACAAAACACTAATTGTTGGCTCTAATGGTTCAGGCAAATCAACACTACTTGATGCTTTGTGTTTTGGTTTGTTTGGCAAACCATTTCGTTCAATTCCAAAAGGCAATCTTACAAATTCAATTAATGGTAAAAATCTTTTAGTTGAGGTTGAGTTTGATACAAACAACAAGTCATACAAAGTTATTCGTGGTATAAAACCAAATATCTTTGAAATTTATATTGATGACGAACTTGTTGACCAAGAAGCTGCTGTAAGAGATTATCAAGAGCAACTTGAAAAATTTGTATTAAAAATGAACTATAAATCATTCACACAAATAGTTGTTTTAGGTTCAGCTTCATTTACACCATTTATGCAACTATCAAACAAAGATAGACGAGATATCATTGAAGATTTATTAGACATTCAAATATTCTCGGTAATGAATAAATTAACTAAAGATAAACTTACCAGCAATAAAGATATGTTGAATGATAAACGACACAACATTCAATTAACACAACAACAATATAATTTTGAAGAAAAAAGAATTCAAGACTTAAAACAAAACAACGATGAAAAGATAAAAGAATATGAAACAGATATTTCTACCAACGAAACTAATATATCAAATCTCACTAAAGAAATTGAGAACATTGGACTCCAAGTATCAACGCTTCAAGAGATTGTTGACAAAAGAATAGAAACCGAAAAGCGAGTAAAGCAATTTAATAAGCTTGAATCTCAAATAGAAACCAATCTAAGCAAATATAAAAAAGATGTTGATTTCTTTGAACACAATGATAACTGTCCAACATGCAGACAACATATTGAACGGGCATTTAAAGATGGAGAAATAATCACACTTAAAATAAAAATAAATGAATGTGACCACGGCCTTGATGAAATTGATAAAAAAATATTAGAAGAACAAACCAAATTAAATGAAATATCAGACAAACAAAAAGATATACAAAAATTACAGATAAAGATTGCCACAAACAATACATCAATTACTGAAATAAACAGATATATTGCTAGAGTAAGAAAGGATATTGAAGAATTACAAAATAAAGAAACAATCTCTAATGAAGAAGAACAAAAATTAAAAGAACTTAAACAAGAAATAGAAACTAAAGAAAAAGAGTTTAAAGAGTTGCTTGATGAAAAAACATATTATGAGGTGGCTAGTTCTTTATTAAAAGACACCGGTATTAAAACAAGAATTATTAAACAATATTTACCAGTAATTAATCGGTTGGTGAATAGTTATCTAGGCAAATTAGATTTTTTTGTAAACTTTAATTTAGATGAAACATTTAAAGAAACAATTAAATCCAGATTTAGAGATGAGTTTCAATATAACAATTTCTCACAAGGTGAAAAACAAAGAATTGATATGGCACTCATGCTCACATGGCGAGCTGTTGCTAGGTTAAAGAACTCAACCAACACCAATCTATTGATATTAGATGAAACATTTGATTCATCATTAGATGCTACAGGCGTAGATGAGTTAATTAAGATTTTACATTCATTAGATGATGTAAATATTTTTGTGATATCACATAAAGGTGATATATTACAAGATAAATTTGAATCTGTAATTAAATTTGAAAAAGTTAAGAACTTTTCTAGGATTATACAATGAGCGAAGATAATATTTTAGTTATAAACACAGACGAGTTTGCTAAACTTCCAGAAAAGGAAGTCAAGCTTGAACCATTACCATTATATGGTGATACTTTACCAATGTTATCTGATGTTATGCCACATTATGATATCAAACAATTGCCAAACCCAACAATGACACGACTTATCAAACAAATGAAAATGACTATGAAACAATTTGGTGGTATAGGGTTGTCAGCAAATCAGTGTAATATTCGCACAAGAATGTTTATTATTGGCACCGAAGACAAGCAACTTGTTTGTATCAATCCAAAAGTTATTAAAGAATCGGCAGAAGTAGAAAAAAATGGTGAAGGTTGCCTCTCTTTTCCCGGTTTATATCTTAAAATAGAAAGACCGTTAAGCATTGATGTAGAATTTACAGATGAGATGGGTGAGGTGCATAACGAAACATTGACCGATTTGGTTGCAAGATGTTTTCTACACGAACTAGACCATATGAACGGAGTTAAATTTACAAGTCATGTTGGTCCAGTTTCATTGAAAATGGCTGAACAGAAACGGCAAAAAATGATTAAAAAAATACAAAGAAGAAAAAAATAATGAGTTACGCTTGGGATCCAAAAGATGATGTAGAAACACAATGGCAGAAATGGTCAGACGCTAATCCTGTGGCTGAAATGGCTGAGATTAATTTTGAAGAAGTCAAACAAGAGACCATTAAAGACCTAGAATTTGTTTCTCAAATGGATGTAAAAGAATACACACTCTATCAGAAATGGTGTGAGGTGCAAGAAAAATATCCATTTGTGACCGTCAATGATTTATGGGAAGGCGAAACTAAAGTATTAGAAGATGAGAAACAACGCCGTGCCATACAAGAAGTCAAAACAAATATTTGGAATCCAGCTGATGTAGATACTTACATGAAATTGGAACCAGAACTCATTTATGCAAACAAGCAGGATGATTTACCTGAACTTTGGAATGTAATACGAACATTTTCATCAACAATGAAAAACAATTCTAATATTGGTCGTAATCTTAATTTTGTGGTAAGAGATAAACCGACCAAACAGTATCTTGGTGTTATTTGTATTTCCTCAGACTTTTTAGACTTAACACCAAGAGATAGCTTCATCGGTTGGAGTAGAGAACTTAAAACGCAAGGATCAATGATTAACCACACAGCAATTGGATCCACGATTGTTCCTCTCCAACCTTTAGGTTATAATTACACGGGTGGTAAATTGTTAGCCTTATTATGTTTAGACGATAAGATACAACAATTATGGCAGGAGTTATATGGCGACAAACTTGTTGGTGTAACCACCACATCACTCTACGGTAAGACAAAGATAGGAGGTCTATCTCAATACGATAGACTATCACATTGGAAGAAAATGGGTTTTACAGCTGGTTCGGTTGCTTTTGAACCAACAAGAAAAACAAGATATCGAATTAATCATTGGTTAAAGAAAAACCATACAAGAAAATATTTTGATTGGTATGTTGCAAAGAAACCAAGTGGTCAGCCACATAAACGAGACCATAAAAACAGGTCTTTACAGTTTGCCTATTCTCAAATGAAATTAGATAAGACACTGATTCGTTCAGAACACGCTAGAGGTATTTACTTCTCACCTTTATATGATAACACAGCTGAGTTTCTCCGTGGTGATATAACAGAAGACAAATTGGTCAAATCGTTTGACACATCAACCGAATCTCTTGTAAATATATGGAAAGAGAAGTATGCAACCAAGAGGATAACCAATCTGAAAGAACAAGGAAGAGTGTCCAACGAGACTTTATTCTATGATGACTTGATTACCTTGTCTTGGGACGAAACTAAAGAAAAATATCTAACACAGGTTGGTCGGTAATAATGAAAATAATGCTTGACTTTTATAAAAATCTGTGTATAATGGTTACTGAAAATGCGGGGGGAGTTAATCGGACTAGGTTCCCCATCTAGTTAGTTGGTGTAAGTCCAACACCCCGCTCCAATTTTCATTTTACTCTCCTAAAAAAATGCTAAAAAGGCCTTGACAAAAGGCCATTTTTAGTGTATCCTATCCATATGATAGTGAAAAAGAGAGAAAAAATGGCAGATACAAATCTAAAAGAGTTCAAATCTCAACTTGCCAAACTGATGGCAAACGAGAATATTCAAATTGAACACCAAAAAATCTCAACAGCAAAATTTGATGTAAAAAACCGTGTGTTATATCTTCCAATCTGGACTGATATGACTGGTTATACATATGACTTATTATGTGGTCATGAAGTTGGTCACGCATTGTTTACACCTGAAGAAGGATGGCACGATGCTGTTGTTGATAAAGCTAAAGGTAAAAACTACAAAAACTTTTTAAATGTGGTTGAAGACGCTAGAATTGAAAAGCGTGTTCAAAGAAAATATCCAGGTCTTAAACAATCATTCAAAAAAGCATATGCTGACTTGATGAAAAAAGATTTCTTTGGTATTGGCAAAAGAGATATCAATAGTTTTCCTTTTATTGATAGATTAAATCTTTTCACAAAATCTCAATATGTTCTGCCTGTTGATTTCAATGAATATGAAACTAAACTTTTAGAAAAAGTAAAAGTTGCAGAAAGTTGGGACGATGTTGTTGCAGTTACAAAAGAAATTTATGATTACTCTAAAGACGAACAATTAGATTATGGAGACGAACTTTCAGTTGATATTGATTTAGGTGATGATGAAGAGCTTGAAGATGGTGATGAATTTGATAGTGAAGATAATGAAAACACCATTGAACCTGAAGCAGAAGATAAAAAAGAAGTTGAAGATGACAGTCAAGCTTCTAGTGGGAATAATGATGATGGCGAAGAAGATAACGGTGAAGACAAACAACAAGTTATCAATAGAGTTAAAGAAGATAATGCTTCTGAATTTGACCAAGAATTCACACCGTCTTGCCAAACAGATGAAAAATACAGAGATAACGAAGGTAGATTAGTTGATGAACAATGTAAGCCTTATCGTTACCTTGAGTTTCCAAAAGTTAAAAATTATAAAGATGTTATTACACCGGCTAAACGAGTTCAAAAGCTTTTAACAAAAGATTTTGAAAAACAAATATCAGATGGTTGGTTTCCAAGAGAAAACATTGATAAGTTTTATAATGAATTCAAAAAGAAAAATGACAAATACATTTCGCTTCTTGCTAAAGAATTTGAAATGAAAAAAGCGGCAAAAGTATTTGCAAAAAGAAAAGTATCAAGCACTGGTGAATTAGATATCAACAAACTTGCTAGTTATAAATTTGATGATAACATTTTCAGAAAAGCGATGATTGTTCCAAAAGGTAAATCACACGGACTTATATTGTTACTTGATTATTCTGGTTCAATGTATTCAAACCTAGCTGGTTCAATTGAGCAGATTTTAGTTCTTGCTGGTTTCTGCCGTAAAGTAAATATTCCATTTACCGTGATGACATTCAGTAATGACAGAACCGTATGGCAATATGATAGAGATATTGAAGAAGATATCAAACCAGAAATTTTTGAGAAAAAAACAAACACGATTGCTTGGGATATAGTTCAATTAAGAGAATACATTAATTCTGATATGAACAATGTTGATTATACAAAAGCTGCCAAGAATATGGTGTTGTTAATGAAAGCATGGGAACACAGAAGTGATTGGAGAAATTCTTTTGAAAATTACAGAACTTATCCTAATGTTCCAAAAAATGAAAAACTTACAAACACGCCACTCAGCCAGGCAATTTATTGTTTAGGTGATTATACAAAAGGTTTTAAAAAATCTAAAAATCTTGACCTTGTTAATTTGGTGATTGTGCATGATGGTGATGCTGACGGAGTAAGATATTATCAATATTATGGTCTTGACCCGTTTAGTTCTTCAAACGAAGAGAGATGGTATTCTAAACACTGGTTACAAAGTGAAGAAAACATTATTGTTAAAGATAACAGAATTCAATTTCAATCAAAACTTGGTAATAAAGATGATTCTTATAATTTTATTTTTAACACAACTGTTGCATGGTATAAAAAATACACAGGTTCAAAAGTAATTGGTTTTTATATTGTAGATGGTTCTAGCTCAAGAGATGTTAAATCTGCTGTTGATAGAGAATATCTGGATCATACAGAGGGTTACAGATATGATTGGAATGGAATAAAAGAAGCTGTTAAAAAATTCAGAAAAGATAAAATGCTTGTTGCTAATAAAAAAGGTTTCAACGACTTCTATCTAATTCTTGGTGGTAAATCACTCAAGGTAAAAGACCCCGAGGTTGAAGTAAATGGTAAAGTTACTGCAAGTAAATTAAAAACAGCGTTTATGAAAGTAAATAAAAGTAAGCAAGTAAATAGAGTTCTGGTCAGTAAATTTATTGAAAAAATTGCTGCTTAGGGGCTTGACTTTCCGTCCAGTTGTGATAGGATGGACACATAAGATAGTGAAATAAAGGAGATTATATCATGTCTAATTTAAAAAACGATAGAAAACTTTTCCTAGAAAAGTTAAAAGAAACTGGTAAAGGTTCACTTACACGAACCGAAATCAACAAAATTGGTAAAGAGGTCGGTTTAAAAAGTTTTGGTTGGTTTACCAAAAAGTCCGACAACAAATTATCACGAGGACTTTACAAGGTTCCAACTGATGTTGCAATTGCTTTACAACCAGCTGTTTCAGTGAAACCTATAATTAACAAAGTTGTTCCAATGCCAAATGTAACCATTAAAACTTCAGGCAACCGTATTGCTAATGTGACTACTGAATTAGCAATGACTGATTTGGTTCCTGCTGTTTATGATAATTATGTACCGTTTGGTAATTTTAGTGACATTGTTGCCATTATTAAGTCTGGTAAATTCTTTCCTGTTTTTGTTTCAGGTCAGTCAGGCAACGGTAAAACAATGTCTATTGAACAAGCTTGTGCAAAATTAAAACGAAAATTTGTTATTGTGTCCATGACACCAGAGACCGATGAAGCAGACTTGCTTGGTAACTATGTTCTCATAGACGGTCAGATGGAGTGGAGAGATGGTCCTGTAACAACTGCCGCTCGTGAAGGTGCGGTGTTATGTATTGACGAAATTGATTACGGCGCTCAGAACCTAAGTTGTCTTCAGCGTGTGTTAGAGGGCAAGCCATTTATGCTGAAGAAAAAAGGCGAAATGGTTACCCCATCTCCGGGTTTCACTATCTTTGCCACTGCTAACACAAAAGGCAAAGGTTCTGAGGACGGCCGTTATATTTTCACAAATGTTCTGAACGAAGCATTCCTTGAAAGGTTCAGAAATACATATGAACAAGATTGGCCACCTGCCGTTGTTGAGAAAAAAATTATCAACGGTGAACTAGCCAAAGCAGGTCTTACCGATGAAGATTTTTCTGACAAACTTGTAACATGGGCAGATGCCATCAGAAAAACTTTCAATGAAGGTGGTTGTGATGAGGTTGTTTCAACCAGAAGATTGGTTCAGATTGTTGAAACATTCAGTATCTTTGGTGATAAAACTAAAGCATTATCATACTGCTTAAACAGGTTTGATGATGAAACTAAATTCTCATTCATTGACTTATATTCAAAAGTTGATGCTGGTGCTTCAGTAGATGATATTCTCAATATTGAAGAACCTGAAGTTGAAGAAGAACCTGAAACGGACGAAGATGAAACGGACGGAAATCCTTTTTAACTTTGCCTCACTTTTAAATTAAATTTGATATAATAATAACATTCTGGTGAAGGTCGCAACACCAGAATGTTTTTTTTACTGCGACATTACATTATGGAGACATACTAATGACACAAGTATCAAAAGCAGCTAAGTATAAAATGCTAGGCTATCTTTCTAAAACATCTGGCTATAATACATTAACAGTTGCTAAAGCTCAATCAATGTTCGGTATCAAGAATGTTGCTGCTCGAATTGATGAACTTCGCAAAGAAGGTCATGCTATTTACATGAACTCTAAAAAGGTAAATGGTAAAAAAGTTAATTTCTATCGTTTGGGCACACCATCTCGCAAAGTCGTTGCGGCTGGTGTTGAGTACCTACGCCAACAAGGTGAGAAGGCATTTGCCTAAAAAAATGTAGCAAATAAAAAAGGAGTGATATAAATAGACATGTCACTCCTTTTTTTTACTATGGATAAATTATGGAAATCAAAATTGATGTTGAAAAACTAAAAAAGAACAAACTCTTTATTGCTACACCAATGTATGGTGGGCAATGTTATGGCCTTTATGCTAAGGCTTCATTAGACTTACAAACGGTCATGTCAAAATATGGAATAGAAACAAAGTTTTCTTTTCTTTTTAACGAATCATTAATTACTCGTGCTAGAAATTATCTTGTAGATGAATTTTTAAGGTCTGGATATACACATTTATTGTTTATTGATTCAGATATTCATTTTAATCCACAAGATATCTTGGCTCTTTTAGCATTAGACAAAGATGTGATTGGTGGTCCTTATCCTAAAAAATCAATCAATTGGAAAAATATTGCTGAAGCGGCAAGAAAACATCCTGATTTGGATCCAAGCGAACTGCCAAGTTTAGTTGGCGAATATGTGTTTAATGTTGTAAAAGGCACCAAACAATTCCAAGTAACCGAACCAATTGAAGTATTAGAAATCGGAACAGGCCACATGATGGTTAAACGCCATGTGTTTGATAAACTTGCAGAAGCTTATCCAAATATTCGATATAAACCCGACCATGTCGGCCAGGCTAATTTTGACGGGTCAAGATACATTCACGCTTATTTTGATACTATTATTGATACCAAAGATAGTCCTACAGGCGGTGGTTCAGATAGATATCTTTCAGAAGATTATATGTTCTGCCAAATGTGGCGTAAGATTGGTGGTCAAATTTGGATGTGTCCTTGGATGAAAAATCAACATATCGGCACTTACGCATTTGCTGGTGATATGCCAGCTGTAGCAAAATATACAGGTAAACTATGATAGATTACAAGTATAAAGAAGATAAACTGCTTAAAGAATTAAAATCATATATTGATAAAACTTATGATGAGCATTATTCACAAAATAAGTTTCAAGCAACCGAATTTATTCTTGATAGCGGACACGGTGAAGGTTTTTGTATAGGTAATATCATGAAATATGCCCAAAGATACGGCAAAAAAGATGGTTATAACCGCAAAGACTTATTAAAAGTGTTACACTATGGTATTATAGCGTTACACAATCATGACTTGAAGAAGGAAAATACATTATGAAATTATCTACACAAACCATATCAATCTTAAAGAACTTTGGTGCTATCAACCAAGGTATCTTTTTTAAGAAAGGTAAAACATTAAAGACGGTTTCTTCTCATAAAAATATTCTTGCACAAGCAAATATTAATGAAGAAGTTCCTGCCGAATTTGGTGTTTATGACTTAAACAACTTTTTATCAGTAATCTCATTGAGTGCTGATCCAACATTTGAATTTGAAGATAAGAATGTTGTGATTGTTGGCAACAAAGGTCGTTCTAAAACAAAGTATCGTTTTTGTGAGCCAACAATGATTGTTACACCTCCCGAAAAAGAATTAGCAATGCCAGATGCTGAAATCTCAATCTCATTATCAGAAGATGACTTTGATGATATTATGAGAACAGCTGCTGTTCTTTCTTCTCCACAAATTGCTGTTGAATCTGATGGTAAAAAAATTAATCTTGCTACATTAGATACAGCAAATGATTCTGCTCACACAAACACCCTTGAACTTGGTGACGGTGACGGTAAAGTTTATAAAATGATTTTCAAAACAGAAAATCTATCAAAGATTTTACCAGGTAATTATAGTGTGAATATCTCATCAAAAGGTATCTCACATTTTAAAAACAAAGATGCCGACTTACAATATTGGGTTACAACTGAACAAGGCTCTAAATTTGGTGCTTAATTTTTATACTTATATTATGAGGTGTGTGAATGGAACATTTATTATGGACGGAGAAATACCGACCTAAGAAGATTGTTGATTGTATATTGCCTGAAAGGTTAAAAAAACCATTTCAGGAATATGTCAATCAAAAGAATATCCCCAATCTCCTTTTATCTGGCGGCGCAGGCGTTGGTAAAACCACCGTTGCAAAAGCTATGTGTGAAGAGATTGGTTGTGATTATCTAGTTATCAATGGTTCAGATGAAAGTGGTATTGATACTTTCAGAACCAAAATTAAAAATTATGCTTCATCAATGTCACTTGCCGGTGGTAGAAAAGTTATTATCATTGATGAAGCAGATTATCTAAATCCAAACTCAACTCAACCAGCTCTTCGTAATGCAATAGAAGAGTTTGCTGGCAACTGTTCATTTATTTTTACTTGTAATTATAAGAATCGTATCATTGAACCATTACATAGTCGGTGTGCGGTTGTAGAATTTTCATTGAAGTCAAATGAAAAGGCTGATATGGCAAAACAATTCATGCAAAGAATTGAATATGTTTTGAATACTGAAAAGGTTGAGTTTGAAAAACCTGTAATTGCTAATCTGATTACAAAACATTTTCCAGATTTCAGAAGAGTAATCAATGAACTACAAAGATACTCTCAATTTGGTAAAATTGATACTGGCATTCTTGCTCAGATTGGTGATGCTAAACTTGATGATATTATTAAACATATCAAAGCAAAAGACTTTGGTGCTATTCGTAAATGGGTTGGTGCTAATGACATTGATTCAAATACTTTCTTTAGGCAATTATATGATGCCTTGTATGAAACGATGAAACCAAAATCAATACCACAAGCTGTTTTAATTATTGCTGACTATCAATACAAAAATGCTTTTGTTGCTGATGGTGAAATTAATCTAGTGGCTTGTTTGACCGAACTCATGGCAAATTGTGAGTTCAAGTAATGAGTAGCCCCTTTGATTATGTAAAAGAGATTCTTTCAGGTAACAAACAACTTATTGTTGATGAACTAACTGAAAAAGAATACAAGCCGTTTCTTACAAACCGTTCGTTGTCTTATCACCGTGACTGTATCTTTTATGCTAATGAAATGAATCAACACCATCATTTGGATAACAAGTTACAAAATGATTTTTTACTAAATATAGTAAGAAAAAATAAAAGACCATTTACTAAGTGGGTTAAGACTGTAAAGAGTGATGATATAGAATGTATAAAGCAAGTGTATCATATCTCCGACCAAAAAGCCAAAGAAGTCCTGTTTATACTCACACAACAACAGATAGAAGAATTAAAACAAATGGCTAACACTGGCGGATTAGGAAAGAAAAAATAAAATGGTAGATTTAAACAATTTTATAGAAGTCACACTCAAACACCAAGATGACTTTCTAAAAGTGAAAGAGACTTTAACCCGAATTGGGGTCTCTTCACGCAAAGAAAAAGTTCTTTATCAGTCTTGCCACATTTTGCATAAGCAAGGCAAGTATTATATCGTTCATTTTAAAGAACTGTTTGCTCTTGACGGTAAACCATCAAATATATCCGAGAATGACATTCAAAGAAGAAACGCAATAGCTAAATTGTTAGAAGAATGGGGTCTGATTAAAATTATGAACCCAAAATTACTTGAGGACAATTTAGCGCCTTTACATCAAATTAAAATCATATCGTTCAAAGAAAAAGACGATTGGGATTTAATTGCAAAATATAATATTGGAAAAAAACCAGGCGAACAACATTAAATGCCTCATTTTTAGACCAAATATGTTATAAATATAATCGAGATGCCTAACTAGGGTCTCGCTTTTTTAATCTTGCTTAATAAGGAGAATACAACATGACATTAGCAAATCGCTTTTCATTTACACCTTTATATCACTCAACACTTGGGTTTGAAAATTTATTTAATGAAGTTGAGAGAATGTTAGAAGCTACAACAGAAAAAACAAATCACTCTTTTCCACCACACAATATCGTTAAAGTTGATGACTATCATTATGTCGTTGAACTAGCGGTTGCTGGTTATTCAAAAGATGAAATTGACATTACTGTTGATGACGGACATTTAATTGTAAAGGGCAACAAAGATGAGAAAAATGTTGATTTGGCAGATATCACATATCTACACAAAGGCATTGGTCTCAGAGCTTTCACAAAGACATTGAAAATTGCTGACACCGTAGAAGTTCGTGGTGCCGAATATAAAGATGGTATCTTAAGAATTGGATTAGAAAATGTAATTCCAGAGAATAAGAAACCTCGTAAAATTGAAATCGGTAAAGAACTTAAACTACACAAGCAAGAGCTTTTGAAAGAAACTAAATGAAAGGTGGGGGTATAAATACTCCCATCTTTTTATAGGAAAAAGATTATGAACTTATCAAAAAATTTTACAATGGCCGAATTTATTAAATCGGATACAGCTACAAAACTAGGAATAGACAACACTCCAGAAGGCGAACATTTAGAAAATGCTAAAGCATTATTTGAAAATGTTGTTCAAAAAGTTAGAGACCATTTTGGTCCAACAGTATTAAATTCAGGTTATCGCTCACCAAAATTAAATGAAGCCGTTCGTGGTGTCGCCACTAGCCAACATTGTTTAGGAGAAGCAGCTGACATTGAAGTACCTGGCGTGGCAAATGCTACTTTAGCAGAATGGATCCGAGATAATTTGGAATTTGACCAAGTAATATTAGAATTTTATGTACCTGGTGAACCAAGTTCTGGTTGGGTTCATGTAAGTTACAAAAAAGATGGCAGTAATCGTAAAAAATGTTTAACAGCTGCTCGTGTAAATGGTAAAACTGTTTACAGTGAAGGAATTAATGCTTAACTAGAGATAATTAATGATTTTCTCTATTGCTTTTAGCAGCGTTTTGGTATAATATAGTAGTGTCAAATAAATTATGTTATTTGATGAATCTCAAGGCAGACTTTGTAGAAATACTCTCTGCTGACCTGATTAGAAAAAATCTAATCTAAGGAGAAACACTATGTGGACTAAACCAGCTGCAACAGAAATGCGTTTTGGCTTTGAAGTTACTATGTACGTAATGAACAAGTAATCATTTTCTGTTTAGAAAAAAGTAATAGAGGGAACTTCGGTTCCCTTTATTTTTTGGAGTTTACTATATGATGACAAGACCAAAAAACGGAGTTGGATTTACCTGCTCTACATTTGACTTACTTCATGCAGGCCATATTTTGATGCTTGAAGAAGCAAGACAATATTGTGATTATCTGATATGTGGATTACAAACGAATCCAGCACTTGATAGACCCGAATCAAAAAACAAACCAGTCCAATCTGTTGTTGAACGCTATGTTCAATTATCTGCCGTTAAATATGTTGATGAGATTATTGTCTATGAAACGGAAAAAGATTTAGAAGATTTACTTATGTTCCTGCCTCTTAATGTTCGTATTATTGGTGAAGAATATAGAGACAAAGAATTTACGGGTAAAAATATTTGTGTAGAAAGAAACATTGATATAGTATTCAATGGTCGTTCTCACCGATTTAGTTCAACAGAATTAAGGCAAAGAACGGCACAATATGAAATAAACAAAAAATGATTCAAGACATTTTAGAAATACTTCAATAAACAAGAACTAAAAGAAAACCAATCTATTAAAATTGTTTTATCATCAAACATTACCTCAAATAAAGATTAATTATATTATAATGGACACATATGGATACTTTAATAATTACATTTAAAACAAATCAGTCAATCATTGGTCAAGTTGATTGCACAAAAGAAAACAAAGTTAAAATCAAAAAACCTGTTCAGATATATTCACAAATGGGCAAAGACGGTCAAGCGATGATGGGTTTTGCACCGTTTTTAGAATTTAGTGAAGAGTTTAATACGGGTATTGAATTTGATATGGATAATGTTTTGTGTATCACCACACCAATTAAAGATGTTGTGAATCAATACAGTAAGATATTTGGTTCAGGCATTCAAATGGCTACACCAGAAGAACTACAAGCAATTAGAAAAGCGACTTAATGCGAAATTACTTTACTAATGTTCTTGTTTATGGAAACAACATATATTACCGAGGTGTTAAAAACGGAGTAAGACATAGAGAAAAAATAAATTACTCTCCAACACTGTTTGTTCCATCAAATAAGAAATCTGAATGGAAATCATTACATAACGAGCCAGTAGAACCTATGAAGTTTGGTTCTATTCGTGAAGCTCGTGACTTTATAAAAAAGTATAAAGATGTCAATAACTTCAAAATCTACGGCAACGATAGATTTGAATATCCTTTTATCTCACAAAATAATCCAGAAGAAATTATAGATTGGAATTATTCAGACCTTTGTATCGCTAATATTGATATTGAGGTTGGTTCTGAAAATGGTTTTCCTGAACCTAAAACAGCATCAGAACCCATCACAGCGATTACAATCAAATTTTCAAATCAACCAACATATTATGTTTTTGGCACAGGTGATTATCAAAAACACCGTGACGATGTAAGTTATACAAAATGTCCTGATGAATATAGTTTGATTAAGGAATTTATGTTTCTCTGGCAAAAAAACTATCCAGATGCAATCACTGGTTGGAATGTTTATGGTTTTGATATACCTTATATCATCAATCGTTTCACCAAGATTGCTGGTGAAGATTTTATGAAGAAACTATCACCATGGAATCTAGTCACAACAAGAGAAGATACATTCTATGGACGAACTATGGTTACCGGCACAATCGCTGGGGTAGCAACACTTGACTACATGAGATTGTTTAGAAGATTTTCTCCAAATAGATCACAAGAAAATTATCGATTAGATACAATTGCTCAAGCTGAAGGTGTTGGTCAAAAAATAGCATATGATGACTATG